AATGTTTTGCTAATTTTATAAAATTAATGTGTAAAAAATATCACAAAAAACATAGAAAATTAGATATAATTATACCACCTCACGTTTTAGAAGACACACGTGAACTTGAAAGTTTATTTAAGTATATAAAAAGTAGTGGTTATTATAAAAATATAATTATAAGAAAAGAAAAGGGTGAAAAGGATGTAACTCCTGATAGTACATTAAGATTAAGAGCAGATGTGACTCCTCTTCCATATGATCAATATACAGGTTTATTTAAAAATTGTTTACCAGATGTATTAATTACAGGTGATCAAAGTGTAACAGATATTATTAGTTGTTGTAAAGATTATAATATTTATTATCAAATTATGCCATGGAAGGCAAATTTTGCAAAAAATTTAGCAAAAGCATTAGGACAAGATTTTATTAGAAAAGTTTCTACATCGTGTGGTTTAGAACGGTTTTCATTACGTACACATACAAATATTAAAAATGTTTCTAAAAATTATAATTTCAAACATATAGGTAAACCTAAATTGGATGCTATCTTGGCTGCGACATTGGAATTGTGTAGAAACAAACATTGGCGTTCATTTGTGGATGTAGTACTAAATTCTCGTAAGAAAAGTTCTGTTTTGACAAAATACAAACAACATTGACTATTAAATATAAATCAAGATGGTGGTTTTGATAAAACTAATACAACATTTCCTCGCAAATGGAGTAAGAAATATTGTATGAAAACACCTTGTAATAAAATGGGGTTTTCACAAAAATCTAGTTGTCGTTATTATAAAAACTGTTATAAAAAAGAATAATTTAAATAGGTGTATCTTGAAAAATATGTCTCCATGAATCTCCTACGTATGGTCCGTGACAGTCACGTGGATAACCACAGTCTTTACAAATGTTTGATGGGGAAGTAACCAAGTCACCTTGCCATTTTTTACACGCTATTTTATCATTTTTAAATGTTTCTAAATTATAAACAGATAGTAAGAATATTATAAAGAATATTATATACAATATCATTTTATATTATATAATAAATTAAATAATTGTAATTTTAATGTAATTTGTCCTTTGTCCTTTGTCCTTTGTATAATATAAAAATATTATAAAATTATTTTATAGTATATATTATTATGAATTATACTATAAAACATCGTAAAAAATTTTATAACGATATAGTTGAAGGGTTAGATGAAAATGCACGTAAATCTTTAAATTTAAAGGAAAATCGTCTATTGGGACAGGGTTATCAAGGTATAGTTCATAGTTATTGTGATCAGAAAAAGTGTATTGCTGTAAAAAAGGTATTTTTAGAAAACCGTCAAGCTAAATATTTAAAAAAGCCGTTTTCAATACCTGCTTTAAAATATGAAAATTTTATAGAATTGGCAGCGATGAAATTAACAAATCAAGTTGTGTTACAAAACGTTTGTCCTCATTTTATTTTACATTACAAATCTACTAATCAAAGTAGAGAATACGAGCCACCTTGTCAAGATGTATATCCGTATTCTAGTAAATTTTATAACGAATTGATAGAAGATGCTAAAACGTACACTGATTGGGTAAAGGAAAAACATACTACAGAAGAATGGTATAATGCATATTTCCAAATTACCGTATCAATTTATTGTTTACAAAAGTATTTTAACATGATTCATTTGGATTTGCATTCCGATAATATTCTTGTTAAAACAGTTAAACGTGGTGGATATTGGAAATATGTTATAGATGGTAAAAGTTATTATTTGCCAAATTACGGATTTATATTTTATATAAATGATTTTGGTCACGCTTGGATTCCAGAAAATTTCCAAAGTTGGATTGTTAGAAGAAAGTATAAAACGAAACGTGTTCATAAAAATTTTGATATAATGAAATTATTTGAATCAACTTTGGAATTTTCTACATCCTCACGTGAATTTAAAAATCAAATACGTAGTATTATAAAACAATTAGAAGGAGATACGAATTTTAATAGCATTATAGAAAGTGTTTGGTCAGAATATAGAAAAAAACCAAAGGGTAAATTAATTGAAACGTATAATCTTGGAAAAAGTATAAATAAAAAGATGTTACCAAAAGAACTTGGACATTTAGTGTTACATTAATCAAGATCTTATTTTTACAAGTAGAAAAATTGAATTTATTTTATATTTTAATCAAAAATATATGATTTCCAATTTAAATATGGGTTATTGCTGTATAAATACAAAATTGCGTGAACTAGGTATTTTTACATCAAGGACGTGCAGATTAGAAACTGTTCGTGAACGTGGTATGTCATATCTTTATGAATTGGCTAGTCAGAATATTGATGATTTGGCTAGTATTTTTCGTTGGAATTATCGGCATAATATTTTTTTGTATAGAATGTCAAGTGAAATGTTTCCATTTGCAAGTCATCCAGATTATTATGAAAATTATGATTTTGAGCAATTTAGATCAAGATTACATAATATTGGTATTTTAGCACGTCATTATAAACAAACACTTACATTTCATCCAGGACAATACAATCAATTAACATCACATAGGGAATCAGTTGTAGAAAAAAGTATTATTGATATTGATATTCACGCAAAAATTTTGGATATGATGGGTTGTGGTAAAGATAGTGTTATTGTTATTCACGGTGGTTCTAAACAAGATGGTAAACAAGTTGCATTAGCAAGATTTAGTAAAAACTTTGAAAAATTAAGTCAAAGTTCAAGAGATCGTCTTGTACTGGAAAATTGTGAAATGGCATATTCTATACAAGATTTGTTACCAATTTCTGAAAGATTAGGAATTCCAATTGTAATTGATTATCATCATCATAATATAAATCCAGGTACAATAGATTCTCAAGAAAGAATGTTGGAGATTACACAACTTGTATTGTCAGTATGGAAATCAAGAAATATAACTCCATTATTTCATTTATCTGAATCCCGCCCTGGAGTTACAGTAGATGATTCTATAACAGCAAGACGTGCCCATTCTGATTATATTCAAGAATTACCTAATGTTTTATTACAAACACTGTTTTATACAAAAATCAACTTGGACGTTGAAGCAAAAATGAAAGAACAAGCAGTCCTTCGTATTTTTAAAAAATATAAAATCAATACTTAATAAAAAGGTTATATTTTATGGGTAAAACAATACGTGATTATACAGATATTCTTCAAAGTGAATTAGATAAAAAAAATCTTGTACCTGTTAAAGTAACTGATAGTATCCATATATATTGGACAGATGTATCTATACCGTTTGTATTCTTTAAAGAATCAGAAAGTGGTAATATTACTTTAAATGTACAATTTAATACACAATCAAAATATATATCAGGTTCTATTACTAGATTTGGTAAAATATTTTGCGAATCTATTTTATTAGATTTTTCAATCTACGACTATTGTAATGATTGTAATGATTGTAATGATTGTAATTGATTGTAATGAACTAACATCCTTAAAAATTGAATTTTTTTCAGTTTTGATATGAAATTATAATGTATAAAACGGTAACATTTTCTGATAACATTGAAATTTTTTATGTTGAAAAATATTTAGATAAAACGCTTTTTGAAAGGGGAAACTCATTTAAAAAGTATTTCGCCAAATATTTTATATTTTAAGAAAATTGAATTAATTCTCTTTTTTAGAAAAGAGTAAATGAATGATGGTATGACTATAAATGATTTTTACAAACTTTTATATATGAAATATAATTCGCAAAAATATAATATTATATATGATCCTTGTTATTTTAATGAGTCAAAATTGTATATTCCAAATACCATTTTTAATGAAAAGTCTAGATTTAACGTAGTACCATTATGTATTTTTAAAAAACATAGATCATATTTTCATTACAATATCTTAATATTAGATAACTATGAAAAAACAATTGAAAGATTTGAACCAATTGATATGACAAAAAGTTCACAAATAGATGAACTATTGCAAGTTTTTGTTGAAAATAATGGTTATACATATTATTTTCAAAAGTATCGTGGACCTCAATGGATGGAAATTATGGAAATTGGTAAATCAATGAGTTGTGGATGGTGGATTTTAATGTATATAGAAAAAAGGTTTATGTATTCTGAATTTTATATTCAAGAAAAAGTGATATCTTCTTGGATGCAAGAATTGTGTTATTATGGATTTCATAAACGAGTTAACGAATATAAAAACAAACTAGAAAATGAATTGTATAGATATAAAAATTGCAAATTTGTTAAAGACTATGTTAATTCAAATTATACAATTATATAATATATAACCAATAAAAATCATTTCAAAAATTGAATTATTTTTTATTTAAATGGATATGTATGCAACAAGTATTACCTATTGAGATTATTGAAAAAATATTGATATATTTACCATTTGAAAAAGTGATATATCTTTCAGATTATGTATCTAGAAAAGTATATAATCGTACGGAAAATTTTTTACAAAAGTATATTATAAATGGGAATTTAATAGTGATAAAATGGATATATGAAAACGACATTGAACATTTTTATATAAATGAATCGCGTTATTATTATAATAATATGATCGACGTGGCGGCTTCTTATGGTCATGTATACGTTGTTAAATTTTTAACAGAAAAAAAGATTGGAAAAGCATCTTTAGAAGCAATGAATAGTTCTGCAAGAAGAGGTTGTTTAGAAGTTGTCAAATATCTACATTATAACCGTATGGAAGGTTGTACAACATTTGCTATGGATTCTGCTGCTGAAAAAGGTCATTTAGAAGTTGTTAAATTTTTAGCTGAAAATAGAACGGAAGGTTGTAGTGAAATGAGTATAGCATGGGCTGCTAAAAATGGTCATTTAGGAGTTGTTAAATATTTACATTTTAATCATATTGTAAATAAAGTAACAACTCACGCAATGGATTGGGCTGCTGAAAATGGACATTTGAAGATTGTAAAATTCTTACATTATAATCGTCAAGAGGGTTGTACTAAATGTGCAATAGATTGGGCTGCTGAAAATAGACATTTTGAAGTTGTCAAATTTTTATGTGAAAATAGAACTGAAGGGTTTACAAAATTAGCTTTATATTGGACATATAGAAAAAATTATAACGAAATATATGATTATTTAAAAAATAAACACTACTATTAAAACAAACTAAAGTATAAACAAACTAAAGTATAAACAAACTATTATATAAAATTATTATATATAATAGTAATATAAGAATATAATATGAATTATAAAAAAGACTCTTGTTTTATGAAAGAATCTAGCAGACAAAAAAGTATTTTTAATTATGTTGTAGATCAATCTAGATTTGTCAATAATAATGAATGTAATAATTATACACCTCCATTTTTAACATATATTCCATCAGGAATTCCTAAAATGAATGTAGATCTAGAAAATGAATTAAAAGGAATGAATAATCCTATAGCTAAATGTACAGAATGTAAATATAATCCAGAAAATAATACATTGGTCCAAGTGAATCCGATAAATTTTAAGCCACAAAATTTTTATCCAAATAATAAAAAAGAATGTCTAAACGAATATAATATTTTACCAAACGGATATTTGCGAAAAAAATAAATACGACTAATTAAAAAAGTCTACAATTAGTTGGAACAATTAAACAGAAAAAAATCGAAAAAAAAATGGAAAAATAGTCAAATGTGATTTCAAAATTACTTCCATAAAAATAAAATGTTTGGGTTATATTGCGATAAAAATAATTGTTGTATGATATCTTCAAATAAATGTATAGATATAATAAATATATCCAATAAATGTAATAGTTATTTTAATCGTAAATATATAAATGAAGAATTATTATATGATCAAAAGTCGTGTACATTTTGTTCTGAAAACTTTCTTAGTTCTAATAATTCATTATTAGGAAATTTAATTATAATTTTAGAATGTTGTCATGTATTTCATCTTAATTGTTTTATTTATTATATGAAATGGGTATATGTCGAAGATAATGGAAATAAACAAGATGATAAAACTAGTTTGGAAAATAAACAGGTTAAATGTAGTCTATGTAGATTAGAAACACCTGATTTTTTAACAGTTTTTACAGAATATAAAGAATTGTTAAAACGAATAAAAGATATAAAATCTAGT